CAAGTGTGGCTCCCTGGATCACATTGCCAAGGCGTGTGTGAAGAAGGAGGGCTTGGTCAACGGTCCGCGTTTCGAGTCCGCCACTATCGCAAAGGCTGTGGGCCGTGCGGTTGCTGGTAAGCAGGAGATGTGTGCGACAATGATCTGGAACGGTGTGCTTACCTGCAAATATTTGTTTGATGGGTGCATGTCCGCCATGGTCACTTTTGGCGACAAGTGTGCTGAGCTCAAGGTTGAGCATGGCAAGGAGGTGGGGCGAGATTTGCTCTACTTTCCGGCGCCGAAGGAGTTGCAGTTGGTTCCGCGTCTGCGTGCTGCGAAGTGCGTGGTGGGGACCAAGGTGGAGATGGTGACGTACGACACCCTGGACGATGCCCGAGTGGGCAAGTTCAAGCATGATGCTGGTGTCGTGCGTATTGTGTTGGATGGATCCATGGAGGAGAAGGCCTATAGCAGGTACTCATCCGTGGCTGGTTCGTGCGGGAGCCCGGTGGTCGACACAGCTGGCAAGGTTGTGGGCATCCACACGGGCACGACGTCTGAAGAAACGGTTTTCGTACCGATCACTGCGAACATTGTGTTCCTGGCGACCGGATCGCGGCCGAGTTTTTAGATGTCCCCCTCCCTTTGTTCTCAGACTGGGCGATGTGGTATACCACGTACATCGACCGGCCAATTTTTAAGAGTCAAGGGATGAGAGGGGGTTCGAACGATCAGCGCAGTGCAAGCTTTCTCCGGTTCTTTCGGGGAGGGAATGTGGACTACGTGGGTCGCGTGAACCGCACGACCAAGCAGGAGGGGCGTGAGGCCCTGAATTCATCATACACCGAGTTCTGTAGGAAGACAGGGAGAACTGTTCCCAGCGCCTATAGGATGGTATTTCCAAACATCACTGCGGGCTTTCGCTCCGCCGCCAAGTACGACAAGGGGCAACCCGAGTTGGACGAGGAGGCGTGGGCGTTGGCAGGAGATTGGACGAAGCAGCACTTTCACCCAGCAATGTGTGGGAGTGAGGTTTTGGGCCAGGATTTTGTGCTAGAGGAGATGGATAAGACGACATCATGTGGGTATCCGTGGAACCTCAAGTATCAAAAGAAGACGGACATGTTGGCCTCAGAGGCCAAGCAGGTGCTACCAGACTACTGGGATCAGTTGGCGTTGGAGACGCCAGTTCCGGTCATTTGGACATGTTCGCAGAAGCGTGAGCTTCGTGAGATTCAGAAGTTGAACGAGGGGAAACATCGTACGTTCACTGCATCTCCGATCGAGCACTCAGTTGCGCTCAATCGTGTTTGTCTCGACATGAACAACAAGTTTTACGCTGGTGGAGAGAAGACCTGGAGCTTTGTGGGGACTACCAAGTTTCTGCAGGGTTGGGATCGACTCTACAACAGACTGAACAGATTGCCGTGTGCTTTTGAGCTTGACGAGTCGGAATATGATTCGTCGCTCTTTGCGCGCGCTATGTTCGGTCAGAGGGACATCCGGTGGAGCATGCTGCGAGCTGAGGACCAAACTCCAGAGAATGCAAGGCGATTGGACAATCTGTACGAAGCGATCGTGCACTCTGTCATCGTCCTGGAGAACGGCGAGCTTGTGCAGAAGCACACCGGGAACCCAAGTGGTTCGTCTAACACGATTGTGGACAACACGATGATTCTTTTTCGTCTGTTCGCTTACGCGTGGATCATTCTTGGACGCGAGAATGATGTTGGAACATATGCAAGCTTCATGCTCAACGTGGAGGCGGCTCTTAACGGAGACGACAACACGTTTACGACGAGTGTGAGTGCTAGCAAGTGGTTCAACCCGACTACCATTGGCCCTCTCTGGTCAAGCATAGGAGTCATTACCAAGACTCCGTGTGACACCCCGAGGGAGCTGAAGGACGTGCGATTCCTTTCCCAAGGTTTCGTGTGGAGTGAGAAGCTCGGTATCTGGTTGCCAACGCCGGAATCCAACCGAGTTCTTTCTTCAGTGTACGCTGGATCTAGTGTCGACGACGTCCGTTGGCACTATCTGCGGGCCAGTGCTCTGCGCTTGGACTCCTACGGTAACGAGGAGTGCCGGGTGACGCTGCAGGCCTACATTGAGTATCTCGAGCACAACTACTCAGATCAGTTCTTTGGTGAGGTTCGCGGCCTTACCATGTCAGAAATTCGCAACGTTTGGAAGTCTGACTCGTACATTGAAGCTTTGTATAGCGGGCAAGAGGGCGTGGCCATTGAATCAACGAGCCCTTTTAAATCTCATCATCAGCTATCAGAATTTCTCTCCTCCGATCACTGCCCTGCTTTCGAGTGTAAGCAGTCCATGCCGAAGACCGCAGCCCAACGCGCTGCGCGTCGCCGTCGTCGCCACGCTAAAAAGGGTGGCAAGTCCGTCGCGATCGTGCCCATCTCTGGTCACGGTGCCTACCGTCCCACCCGCTACAACAGAGTGAGTGGTCATGGCGGGTACCTGTCCGATCTTGGGCGTGGTCTCGGCAGCGCTGCTGGGGGTCTCCTTGGGGGCCTCGGTGGCATCGCGGACACCGGAATCGATCTGGTCAAGGGACTGGGGTCGATGGTGTCAGGAAGCGGCAAGTACCGTTCTCGCAAGAGGATTGGTTCTCATCCGTCGTCCCGTGGAGGCTCTAAGATGTCGGCTGCGGCCGCTTCGGCAGTCTCCATGTGGCCTTTCGTCAACGGGGGAGCTCTCAACATGGGATCAGCTTCACCCGAGTTCAACGGAGGGTCGCCTCGGATCCGGCACAGGGAGTACATCGGGCCTGTCTACAGCTCAGATATTTTCACCACCACTTCCTACCGAATTCAGCCCGGTCTCTCTGGCACCAGCACCCTGTTCCCATGGGGGAGCTCCGTCGCCGGGTGCTTCCAGCAGTACCAGCTCAACGGCATGATTCTGGAGTACGTTTCTACGTCTTCCAATTTCAGTGCGGTGACTGGTTTGGGCAGCGTCATGCTGTCCACGCTGTATGATGCGAACGCCACTCCGTTGGCCACCTTGTCTGCTGTGAAGAACAACGACTTCACAACATCCGAGGCGCCTGACAAGTCGTTCGTGCACCCCATTGAGTGCGCAAGCAACGCGTCACCTCTCGTCACGAGGTACGTGCGCACCAACAACACCTCTGAGGATAGCACCACAGACGATCGTCTGGATGATGTTGGCCTCTTTCAGGTGTCCATTGCCGGCGGTCCGACGTCGGCAAATGGTGTGCAGATCGGAGAACTCTGGTCCATCTACGACATGACTCTGATGAAGAGCGCTCTGCCTGACATTCATGTCGGCACGACCGCTCTGGCGTCAGCGTCGTCGACGTCGTTGACCAGTAGTGCAACACCGATACCGTGGACTCTGGTGCCCTCGAGTTCCTTGCCAGTGGCTTTCGACAGCGGAACCACTGGCGCTACTCCTGAGGCGTCGCAAGTTCGCGTGATCATGCCTGCGGGCTACAATGGTAACTACCTCCTTGTGGCCTACAGCAACGTGCAGACCGGCAGCACGCCGTCCGGCAACATTATCGGTATCTCCTCAGGTTCCGACATTACTGCTGTGACAGCGTTCAACTTCCAGGGCACGCAGGTGGATGGAGCGAGCGCGGGATCAGGTTCTCAAAACTGTATCTTCGTGTTTGCTTTTTCCACAATCGCAGAGGGTGGCTCAGCCACTGTTCCGGCTAACAACTGGATCAAGATGTCGCAGTATTACACCACGACGACATCTAACCTCACTGTTCAGAACATGATCATCACTGCTCTGGACAATGACGTGACCGCTGCGATTTCTCTTCTGGGCTTTCAGGGCCGCTTCAATCCCAAAGCCTCTGCTGCCATCCTCGGCAAGCAGGAGGTGGCGCTTCGCACTCTGCAGTCGCAAGTCGAGGCGCTCATGAAGCGGCTTGGAGTGTCCAATGTCGAGCTGCGTGACCCGCTACCGGTTGGCTGTGTTGAGGTTGATGAGCAGGAGACTATCGCGCTGGGTCCGGGGGACCCGCATGTGATGGCCTATGTTCCTCAGCCTCAGCCGCCGCCCTCACCAGTGACTGGAGAACTGGTGGAAGCGGAAGAATCTGGACCTGGCATGTCCAGTGGTGTGAGCTGTAGTGCTCCGCCTAAGCTCAAGGTGCGGGTGTAGTCCCCCTTGATGTTTTTGTGCTGTGTTGTGGCATGGAGGCCAAACCGTTCGCTCTTTTAGGTTCGCTTGAAATCCGGCTCCCAGGGATGGGGGCGGTACCGACCATGTAGAAATCTGAGCGTTCGACTCTCGAACCGAAATCGCCTATCACAGCACATGCCCTCCTA